AAGTAACAAAGGTTATACTGCTGATTATGAGAATAGTTTCAGAAAAAACAAAAAAGATTACATAAGTATAAAAGATATGATTGATAACAACGACCGGGAGTTCTTTAACTTCTTTGAATTTGGTAATGGAAGAACATATGGTTCTGATGCAGACATGTTAGAGCTTAAGACCTACATAGGAACACTTGAGGGCAGTCCTAATGGCACAATACACGTGCAAGATATATTTTATTATCTCATAGACAAGAATCATCTAAGTGACTGGAATGATGTTAGATACTTAGAGCATTCAATTGCTGAAGATATTGAAGCAGCATTCGAATATTTCATTGAACACGAATGGTATGAAGAAGCCCATAGATTAAGAAAAGCTATTAGATATATGAAAGATTACTTCATTAGAAATGATAATTCATACGAAGATAAATAACTAAATAACACAACAATGGAAAGTATACAATTACTTACAACTACATGTAGAAGATTCGTAGAGCGAGGTATGGGTATGAATTGGGATCATCTTAGATTTTATATCAGAAGACAACATCCAACTGATATTATTACACCTGATGAAATAGCTGCTACATTAGTATTTCTATTAGATGTTTACGAAGGCAGAGAAGAATATGAAGTATGTCAATTAATACACACAATTTTAAAGCAACTATACGAAAATACTAATGGAAAAGCGTACTAGAAAAATACAAATACTAATGACTGAAGAAGAGATTCAATCTTTATATAGAATTCTCTTTTGGGATCAAGCCAAAGGTTCAGAAACGAGGACAATAAGTTCATTATGTAGAAATATATTAAAAGAAGAAATAGAAAGAAGACCAGAAGAAGATTTAAAACCAATAAACTTTAAAAAAAATAAGAAATGAATGTAAAAATATACATGCCGAAATTTGCAACAGATATGGATATCGAATGGACTGACCGTGAAAAGGTATTTCTAGCTTTTATGTTAGAAGTATCATATGTCGAAGGTTGGGAAACTACTTACTATATGCATATCACAGACTTTTGTAGAATCATTGGCTCTCATCCAGCAAAACTGGTTAATTCATTAACAACTCTTAGGCAAGTATTTCGTATTGCACACCTTAGTAATTTTACAATTCGTATTCAAGGTAGAAATCCTGGTAAATATCATGATGGTACTTTGGTTAAATCACAACTACAACAATTAACTGATTATAAAGCAATTGCAATGTGGTATTATTTAGCTGGTCACATGGTTAAAGGCTTTGATCATATGTTAAGCGACCATGAAGAAGGTAAAGAAATAGTATACACACATCGAGATGAATTTTCAAGCGAACAAAGTAGAAGACTAAATTCACAATTAGAGGTATTTAATGATATACCGGAAAAGGATCTAAATCAAACAACATCTGAATGAAAAGTTGGACTGTTTATAAACTTATAGATTCGAATAATACTGTAATGTATATTGGAGAAACTAGAAGGCCACTAGAAGTTAGACTACATGAACATATTAATATGAAGCCAAACGGCACGAGTAGAGGTAAATTCTATAAACAAAAATTAAATATAGTTGCAGTTGAAACCTTTAATAATAGAAAGGATGCATTAAATCTAGAAGGTATTCTTAAATCTGAGCATGGGTTTGAATGGATTGAAAAAGAAAACCATAAAAAATTAGGTCAACACGCTCTAAACGGTCAATTATTAGAAGTTCAATCTAAAATAAGAACATGTCAACACTGTAATAAAGAAGTGCAAGGCGGAATCTTTTTTAGATGGCACGGCGACAACTGCAAATATAAATTATAATTAATGTCTTGGATTAAAGATAACTATAATGAAATTATAAAATGGGCAAAAAACATTTCTAAAGGCGATGAACTGGCTTCAGATCTATGTCATTACGCTATAGAAAAATTTATGACCCATCATAAATACGATGAGATTATGTATAAAGAATTAGCAGATCCAGAATATGGTCACGCCAGAGGTTTTATACTTGCAATAATGCGTAATAGTTGGTATGGCGCAAAGTCGGAATTCAGCAGAACATATAAACTACATAGAGCAGATATAGGAACAAGAAAAAGAAATATAACGCCAGAAGCATTTGAAACTAGGTTAGAAGAAGTTGGCCGACAAGAATACGATTATGAAAAAGACTATGTAGTCGAAGCCATCACCGGAATCCTAGAAGAGATGGAGATTGATACCAAGGACCTTTGGTTTAAGGGACGTCTATTTAAACTGTACCTTCAAACCCCAAACTTCTCAAAACTATCGAGAGAAACCGGCATCCCAAGAACATCAATTTCTAATGCAGTAGAAGAAGCAAAGATTTATATTAAACAACAACTAAAAGAAAGAAAGATAGATTATGATTTTTAACCTAATAGGACTTGCATGTCTTGTCCATATCCTAGTAGACTTTATCTCCAGTTTTGTTCTACCTGAATTACCAAACAAACCATTCCGTTGCGAACTGTGTATGGGTTTCTGGTTGTCAATCCTACCGTTAACTATAATGTATGGCGCAACCGGCCTATTAGCAGCTCCAATTGTCGGAGTTCTAGCCGACCTAATTTTCAGATTAAAGAATAGACTATGACAACCGAACAAATCCAGCAATGGTCAACCGAACCTCAGAATCGCAAACTGTTTAGACCATATAATGCAAAGCCAAACTCAGTTCAACTACAACAGATCTTTGAGATTGCAAGCATCGTAGATCCGGCCGGTAACCATAAGCAATCCAGTTGTGGCCGCTGTCTCTACAGAGCACTCGGAGCTCTCTGGCTCTACTTTAATAAATTCGAATAGAATCTAATGTTTGAAAAATAATGTACTACATATACCACATACCAGGAGAGAAGATTGGATGTACAATGAATTATCCAGAAAGACCAGCAAGTCAATCAGATAATTATGAATTGTTAGAAACACATACAGATATCTATGTAGCATCAGAAAGAGAAACAGAACTACAAAAAGAATATGGACTACGATGCAGATCAAACACACCATATTATGTAAGTATGGAAAGAGCAAGAGTAGCCGCCTCAAAAAGCGCAACAAGTCCTAATAGATTTGGAGCAACACTTTCAGAGGACCACAAACAGAAGTTACATGCTCATATAGGAGATCACAATAAATCAAAGGTAGAATGCCCACACTGTTCAAAAGTAGGTCAAAGAGCTGCAATGGGTAGATGGCATTTCGACAATTGTAGAAATCGACACTAAGTATATCTAATATTAAATACTATCAAAATACAATAATTATTATGCCCTTCGAGAAGAACGACCCAAGAATTAACAGAAACGGAAGACCGAAAGGAGCTGCTAACAGAATTACTGAAGAACTCAGAGAAGCTTTCGCTATGTTGCTTGAAAATAACTTAGAACAGTATGAGATTTGGTTAGCAAGAATAGCTGAGACACATCCTGAAAAAGCCTTAGACCTAGCGATTAGATTATCAGATAGATTCCTACCAACGTTAAGTCGACAAGAAATTACCGGTAAGGACGGTACAGACCTATTTAAGAACGTTAAATTTAATTTTGGAGATGGCCAAGACACAGACACCTCAGAAGATGGTGAAGCCGAAGCGTAAGCGTAAAGGCGTACACAGTAAGACCGTTAAACCGGCAAAGAAGTATAGAGGACAAGGTAAATAGGAGAGTATGAACAACTACACCTCAGACCCAGGAGACGAGATTGAAGACGGAATATTCGACTACTTCTCACAACATCCAGCTTCAGCCCGACAGTCAGACTCTTGGATCGACGACCACGATGAAGAATGAGCAAACAGAAAGAATTTATTGGCTTTACACCACATCAGAAACAGAAAGAGATTATTCAATCGATACTTGGTTCAACGAGCAAGTTCCATATTGCGAGCATTGGCAGACAGTTCGGCAAGTCTCTAATGGGTATGAACCTACTGTTGTATTGGGCGATCAACGACAAACCATGCAAAATCCTTTGGGTCTCGCCTGTTTACTCTCAGTGTGCGAAGGTCCACAAAGAACTATACAATGCGATAGCTGCGTCGGGTATTGTCGAGCTGAACAACTTTTCATCTAACGAGCTCACCTTAAAGACTGGCTCTACGATCTTATTTAGATCTGCTGAAAGATATGATAACATTCGAGGACTGACGCTCGACTACGCCATAATTGATGAGGCTGCGTTTATTAAAGATGACGCATGGGCTGAAGCCATCAAACCTACTCTATTAGTACGTGGCAAGAAAGTCTTATTTATCTCAACGCCTAAGGGAAAGAATTGGTTCCACGATCTATATCAACTCGGACTGTCAGACGACCATCCAAACTATATGTCGTATACTGGTTCAAGTTACGATACACCATACATCGAAGACTCAGAAATCGAAGAAGCTAAGAGGACCATTCCAGAGAATGTATTTCGTCAAGAGTATTTAGCGGCTTTCATCGATTCAGGTGGCGAAGTCTTTACAAACATCGATAAGAATACATTCACAGCTTATAGTCAACCAGAAGGTAAGGTCTATTGCGGCATCGACCTCGGAAAGCAAGAGGATTACACAGTCGCAACCTTCATCGACTCTAAAGGTAAGATAGTAGATATCTATCGCGCCAATGGCCAAGAGTGGACCACGATGACCAATGAGATCTTGAAAAGGGTCAAACAGTGGAACGCAACCGTAATGGTCGAAGTTAACTCAATTGGTGACGTAATCTACGAACAGATCAAAAAACAATGGCAAGATACTCATCCATTTATTACAAGTTCAAAGAGCAAGAACGAGATCATTGAAGGATTAATACTAGACTTTAACGAGGATACTATTAGGATGCCATCTAAGGAGTTGTTTCAGGCTCTGTATAGTGAACTTAGTACTTTTACGTACGAGTACAACCCAAAGACTCGAAACATTCGATACGGTCACCCAGCCGGAATGCATGACGATAC